AACAATTCTGGGACGAGGGTTGGGTAAACCAAACACCATGTTCACTTTTTGAGACTCTTTGATTACTGCCAGATTGTTCTCAAAGACTGGTATGGCACGTCTAATTGTACTAGTACCAATAGTCTTGATTGCACGTAAGTTTTGTCCACTGTTCATATTGATGTCAAACAGGTACACACGGAAGTTGTTTCCATCTTTCTCTACAGCACGAACTCGCGCAGTACCTGTAACAGATGCGGCAGGGTTGGTAGTGGAGGTTGATAGGTTCAAAGTTTCATTTGTACGAATATCTAGTAGACCTAGTAATTCACTACAAATAAAATACTGTCCATAGGATATGCCTGTAAATTGGTTTTCAATTGTCGCAGTTGTGCGAGGTTTAGGAATAACCAATGGAGTTGGTTTCTCACTCGCACCACGATAACCATTGACATAGGCAACACCATCTGATATAGTAGCAATTGTATTAGTACCAGAGTCTCTGAAATCAACAGTAAATGGGTTGACAATATAGTTACCAGACTCTTCACTAGTCCTTCGGGCAAGTGTGTCTGCAATCTTATTGTAATCATCAGTACCAGTAACTTGGTCAACAATGTTACCTTCTAACACATCACAGTAGTATACAAAGTTCTCGTCAGCGGTAACCTGATCTTTGGTTGTCAATGTAAGACGAATACGATATCTGTCTGCGCCAGGCGAGGATAAATTAGGTGTAACACCCTGATTGTCATACAACGCTACGTCATCCGCAGTTGTTACAATATCTTCTGTTACTTTAAAACCAACAACGGCAGTGGGGTATCTAGTATATTTGGAAAGGATGATTGACTGACCCTTTGCGAATACGAAGTGTCCACGGGTGAAAAAATCACCTTCTGCGTTTGCAATTTTACAACCACGACCAACTGGTTGGTCTGTACCAACTGCGTTAGCGATCTGTAGATTATCTACGGTGTTGTCAATTCGTTCACCCGCAGTGAAACGGATTGAAGTATCACCCGCTTCAGCGGATGATGTGTTGATGTACTGGACATACAATGTTGCAGGATCAGTGGAAGTTGCGGCAACAACCTCAATTACCTTTGCTTCTACACTAGAAGAAGTACCAGTCATCGTGGTTCCGACCAACACCGAAGGATCAACAGGTAAAGAAAATTCTAAAGTATTTAACTTAACATACTCATAATCGTTCGTGATAGTAGGACCGCCTGGATTTACTGCACCACCTTCCTTAAATATGTTACGACCAAACCTTCCTATTTCCTCTTGGATAATAGTCTGTAATTGGGTTAGTTCCCTTGCTTGTACAGCACGACCACTATTGAAGAGGATTCTGTGATAGTTATCACTGTCTACAAAATCATCTCTGTAAGAGGAAGAGAATACATTGGATGTAAATGTTTTTGGCATCTTCTATACTACCTTAAATTTGAATTACGAGTTTAATGTCTTCGGTCTGATCATCCGAACGAGTAATAGACGCTCGGTTATCAATATATAGTATCTCTCCAGTCATGGTGTCAATCTCTGGGTTTACATATGGGGTTACTGATATATCTAGTACACCAACACCACTATCATTTAATTCTGAAACACCCTCACCCGCAGTGAAGTTTCCGAATCCGGTATCTTCGGTTTGGTGATACCATATAGCAGAAGAGTCAACTTTATCAATTAAGGCAATATTACCTGAAGTACCACCTACAATTTTGTTATCTGGTGAGAATGTTGCGGTAACTGTTGACAAGATTAGTTTCTTCAAACAGATACCTGTAGTTTCTGTGAAAAGAACTGAACCGGAAGAGTCCATTGGATTCTTCAATAGACCAACCTGTCGGAAATCGTTACCAACAATAAAGTCGGTTGATTCGTTACCAGATGGTTTGACGTTCAACATGATTGCAGTAGAACGTAAGTCATCTCTTGGGTCTGCACCTAGTCCTAATGGACTTCCGAGGATTGCACGAACCTTAGCGGGTTTGGTCACATTTGAACCACCACCAGTAACAGTTACGTTTGCAAAAGTGTAACCAGAACCCATTGTGTAACTACCAGAACTATCAATGAGAGTAACCTTGGTTACCTGTTGACCAGAGATAGTTGCACCTCCCTTTGCTTTTATTCCACCAACATTTCCTGTTACCGTGATAGCAGGTGCAGTATCGTAACCTGCTCCACCGGAGTCTACTGCGAAACCAACAATCTGTCCTACAATAGCGGCATCTTGTACTGCCTTCTGTTCTATGAGTGCAGCGGGACTGTCTGAGTCTGTTGTTATAACCTTTTGTATGGGGATATAGTTTGCAGAAATAAACTTACTCGCGTCCAAGGCACCGATAGAGTACAAGAACTTCCAAATATAACCATCAGAAGTATCAAAAGGAGTGCCATCAAGATTACCAGTAGGTTGTTGAGTAGATACCTGTGCCTGACCAGCAGCGTTTCTACCCTGTTGGATACACATATAAATTTGGTTGTTATCGTTCATCACATAGTATGTCTGAGTAGGATAACCAACTACTGAGTCATCATATGCAGAATAGATTGCACCAGATGACCAGTTGTATCTTGGAACACAGAATGTGAGGTCGGATACTTTCTTTGCAGACTGTAATCCGAGACGAAAATTTCTTTCTTCTCGTGCAGAGTTAACTGGAACAGGTGCCGCATCAGTTTCATTCCAATCTTCAGAGCGACCAATCACCGCATAGTAGTGCGTACCCGAAGAATCTATATCATCCTTCAGATTTTGAATTACTTGCTTTTTAATTGGGTTTGTAATAATCGCCATTATGTCTTGTTCCTATTAAATTACGTGTTATTGATAGTCGCACCATTATTGGATACGAGAAACCATTTGCTTGCGGTTGAGTTCCATACAAGAATACAACCATCACCCTGACTGAATTCAAGTTGTTTATTGTTGTTTACACCAAATATTTTAGTGGTACTTCCTGCCTGTAAGTTTACTTGACCTGCTCCAATATTACTTAGGTACTTCACTTCACCCTGAATAGTACCGTCACTGATAGTTGGATTAATCACACTACCAGAGTTGAATACTGTTAATGGTTCTGTCAAATCTATTGCTTCGGTTGTCGCGACATCAGTTCCCTTTTCAAGAACAAGTTTGTTTACGATCTGAACAGCACCAGTACCCTTTGCACCAAGGTGTAGACTGATATTAGTATCTGAACCATCAACATCAATAGAAGCGGGTTGACCAGTTGCACTGTTGGTAATCGTCACAAAGTTAACTGCACTCGCAGTCTTAACAAACTTCAGATATTCATTACTACCACTATCTAATAATAGAGAACCCCCATCAATACCACCCAACTTGACACTCTCTAATGTCGGCATGGTAAATGTTTTATTGGTCAATGTCTGAGTATGATTCTCAAATACAAAGGTATCACCTGCACCCAATGCAGGAAGTGCAATGTTACGATTCGCAGAGATATTACCTACTGTTAGATTATAGGTATGACTTGAATCTGCATCTTTAATCTTTGGTGTTGTTATTGTGGGAACAAGAATAGTCTTGTTGGTTATGGTCTGAGTCGCAGTGTTTAGAACGAGTGTACCACTCGCATCAGGTATTACGACTGCACGGTCTGCGGTGGGTTCGGCACTTAGAACAGTCTCGTGATCATCTGCCGCCTGACCTTCAAACTCAACTCCTGCGGCAGTTAA